AAAACGGTATATGTCCAAACAAATAGAATTGCTTTTATTAGTGACTATGAAGGATTTGTCGTGCTTAATTTTTCAGCCTTAGATGAGGATGTTTTAATTACCTCCATTCCATATAACAAACGATTTGAGTTATTAGACTTATTAAAATAGAAAAACTATGAAAACACCATTAAGAAGAACCAAAAGAAAAAATCTTTCAGACCTAGAGATGAAGCAATATAATAGGGAACAGGTGGAAGACATGATAAATGAAAGGCAACAACAGTTTTGCCATCATTATATCAAGTTCTACAACAAGACCCGGTCTTACAAGGAGGTCTACGGGTTCCATATAAAGGATAATGTAGCAGCGGTGAATGCGTCGAAGATGCTTAAAGTACCTAAGGTACGAAGGTATGTCGAGCTGATTAAAGAGGATATAGCAAAGCAGGTAGGTATATCAAAGATAGGGTTGTTGACTGAGTTAAAGGATTTAGCCCTATCAAACGTATCAGAGGTATACGAAGATTGGATTACTCAGGAAAGTTTTGATAAACTCAAAAAGGAAAAGCCTGAAATACTCAAAGCCATCCAAGAAATATCAACAAAGGTGGAAACTAAACTTAATGAGGATAAAGAGTTAATCCAAGTCAATTATGTTAAGATTAAGTTTTACGACAAACAAAGGGCCATTGAGATGATATTCAAAGCAATGGGATGGAATGAGCCTGACAATATCAACATATTCATGGAACAGCCTTTATTTGCAGGTAAATTAAAATAAGTATTATGTTCCAATATACCACAGCTATTGATAAGCTATTAAGGTTAGAAAAACGCATAAAGATTATTCCGGGGGGCACCTCAGCAGGGAAAACATATGGAGTAATCCCTATTTTGATGGATAGAGCCTGCCAAAAGAAAAGAGAGATAAGTATTGTATCAGAAAGTATCCCCCATCTTAAAAGGGGGGCTATGAAAGACTTTCTAAACATAATGACTGACACAAAACGTTTTATTGATAAGCGATGGAACCGGACTGACCGCATTTACAGGTTTGGTAATGGTAGTTCTATTGAATTCTTTTCTGCTGACCAAGCAGACAAACTACGAGGTGCCAGAAGGGACATTTTGTTTTTAAATGAAGCCAATAACCAACAATGGGAAGTATATAAACAGGCCTCAGTACGTACTAGAGAAGAAGTGTGGATGGATTTCAATCCTTCTGCTGAGTTTTGGGCACATAGTGAGTTAAAGGATGACCCGGATGCCGAGTGGTTGACCCTGACCTATAAAGACAATGAGTTCTTGGATAACTCCATTATAAAAGAAATAGAAAAGGCATTACATAAAGGTTTTATTAATCCATACGCAGCTGATTTATTTGATAAGAATAACATAAAGAACCAGTATTGGGCCAATTGGTGGAAAGTCTATGGGTTGGGCCAGTTGGGAGTGCTGGAGGGGGTTATCTTTTCTAATTGGAAACAAATTGACAGGGTTCCTTCAGAGGCTACCTACTTAGGTGCCGGTATGGACTTTGGATACACGAATGACCCGACCACTGTAATTGATTATTATCGCTGGAACAATACTATTATATGGGATGAGCGGATATATCGCAGGGGATTAAAGAATAATGATATTGCCCGGTTATTAAGAGCCCAAGGAAAGACTCAGGAAACCCGGATTGTTGCAGATTGCGCAGAACCTAAAAGTATCGATGAAATAAATGACTACGGGTTTTCCATTGCTCCCGCAGAGAAAGGGCCTGACAGCATTTCTTTTGGTATAACCACCATACAGGAGACCCCGTTTTTAGTTACCAGCAGGAGTACTAATGTCATAGATGAGTTAAGAAAGTATTGTTGGGACACCGATAAGAATGGAAAGGCTTTAAACAGGCCTATTGACGCGTTTAACCATTCAATAGACGCATCAAGGTACTTTTATACTAAATACATAGCTAATAAAAATTACGTGGATAGTTCCTCAATAGATGAGGCTTACGAAAAAGCATTGAAGTTGTTTAATTAAAATAGTATATATTTAGGCATGTATACAATTAATAATAAAACAAACATTAATTAATGAAGTTATGAGTACAAAGTTTAAACAAGGGGATTTCGTCGTATATAATGGGGAATCCTGCGAAGTGGTGGTAGCCCAAAAGAACTTCTCCACCAAAAAAATCATCTACCTATTAAACACCGGCGTAAAAGTAGGGGAAGAAGAGTTAGAAGGCTCTTCAGACAAAGGTTCCAATGATTCTATTGATTTGCTGGAGCAGTTCAAAAAGGTATTTGGAAAAGAGGTTCCAACCAAAAAGAAAAAAGACCTTGAATGGGTGAAAGCAGAAATCGAAACCCAATTGGCTGCTATTGAGCAAGCTAAAGCAGAGTCAGCAGAAGAACCTTATAAGGTGCTTAAAGCATTATCCCGCGCAGCGTTGGAAAAATTCATCATTGAAAAGGAATTGGAAATTTACCCTGATGATTTCTCAGACGAAGACCTTTTGGTAGCCGTTTGTCAGGAATTGGGAGTAGAGATCCCAAACTAATTACCATCATTTAAAAAGATTGAGCAATGACGATTGAAAAATTACAGGAAATAATGGCGTTAGCGTCAGCAGCAGACATAGTAGGGAAATTATCTATGTCGAGCTATTCCTCAACGATTCCCAAATGGAATGAATTGGAAAAGCAATACAATCCAATGAAGCATTCTATTCAAAGTACCACGATTTATCCACCGAGTCTAAATGAATCCGGTCAGGATGATTTCAAACGGACTTCATTGGCGTTGCAGAAACTTGCAGTTAATCGCATTGCTCAATCTATGTTTTCCACTCCAGTCTCCCGGTCATATAATTATGACAGGAATAGTGAAAGCCAACAAAAGGCTGTGGCAATATTGGAAGAATTATACCGGACGCAAAACAACATTGACTCAACTAACATCGAAAGATGCAAAAGGTTTGGGGCCTCTTGTCAGGTAGCAACCATTTGGAGGGTATATGAAAAACCAAACGTTGTTCAGGGGGAAGTATCAAAATTTAAGTTAGCCCATAACATCTACTCAGAGATGGACGGGTATAAATTATATCCAATAATCGACCCAAATGGAGAATTATTGGTATTTAGCATAGGCTATCAAGACTCCGATGGAATAGAGTACTTAGCCTCTTACTTTAATTTAGAAAGGCCTGAGTATAGGCTTTATAAAAAAGAAGGTGAATGGGCAGTTGTTCCAGAGGTAAGCAAACCAATTGACATTTTCCCGGTAGTTTACTTAAACACTTCTGAGCCTGTGTGGGGAGGGGATACCGGTACCAAAATTGTTGAACAATTGGAAGAAATGGAATCTTATCAAGGACTATACATAAAACGTAACGCATTACCAACCTTTACTCTTGATTACGGAGAAGTGGTTCCCGGTAAATTAGCCACAACTCGGGAGAAATCTACAGATGCTCGCCGAATCATAAAAGTAGGTAAAGGGGGAACCATGTCAGATGTTACTTGGGATGGAGCAGGAGAAGCAGTTGATAAAAGGTATGAAAGGCTTCGTAACGCCTTCTTTGAGCAAATACAGGTGCCTGATACCTCATTCGCAAACATGATTAGTAGTAATACAAGCGCAGAAAACAAAGAATTGATATTTGCCGATGCAAAAGCAAAGGCTCGTGATTTAGGCGGGGAATGGGAAAAGGCATTTTACAATGAATTGGAAATTGTTAAAAAGTTTGCGTCTGTTTTATTTTCTTCTTATGCAAAGGAATATGAAAGTATCTCAGTCAGGAGTATAATAAACCCATACTCAATCAAGACCAAGAAAGAGAACGCGGAATATATAGCCATTGGTGCCAATGCAATGAGTCTTGATACTCAGATTCAAATTCTTGGCGAAGTAGATAATGTACAGGCCGAGATAGAGGCTATTAACTCAGATAGGTCAGCAAACGCTAATCAATTATAGGAATAATGCCTACTACGCCAAGTAAATATGATTTAAGGCATGCTGCTAACGTGGAGGCTTATTCTAAGCAAATTAAAAAGGCTTATTCAGCGATTATAAAGGAAATAAGTGCTGATATAAACTCTTTCTCATTGAATTCTAATAATGAGTTTTACTTTCGTAATAACAAGGCTGTTAATGACAAGGTAAACAAACTAATGGAGCAACTATATACGCAAGTATATGGAACCACTGTTACCGGAATCAATACCGAGTGGGATGTTGCCGTGGAAAAGAATAATGAGGTAGCCCAACAGCTATATGGTAAAGATTTAAAAGACCTACCAAAAGAATACCGAGAAAAATACCTTTCAAAT